GGGAAATTTTAAAATGGAATGCTCATGGAGTTAATCCATGGTATCCAGAAAAATACAAAGAAGGAATTCCAGAAAGCATAATTAATAGCAATGCTTTCAAGAATGCAAGTAAATATTTCACTGTCTACAGGGCAAGTGAAATAAAAAAGGAGGATTAATATGCCTACACAATTAAGAACATTAGGAGTTAGAGGGAAAAATGTTCCTACAAAAAGAACAAAGATAGTTCAAGCCAGTGATTTCAATATTGGTGGAATTATAGGTTTTTTTGAAAGGAAATATGACCAAGCGTTTGAAGTAAATAATATTGATAAACAAATTGAAATATTTGGAAACAATATTAATTCAAATTGGTTTGGCCCCGACGTCTGTAAAACATTTTGGGATAATCTTGCTGGAAATAATGCAACTTTACATATTAAATCTCATGTTGGATATACGGGCTCAGCTATTGATGCCGTTGTTGCCAGCAAAACACAACAAGACAGAAATGGAGTACCAGCGGACACATTGAAATTTGAAAGTGCCTATAAAGGAGTCCTTGATTATGGAATTAGCGGAAATAGAACAGCATACAAAATTATAAATGGTGTTCGCTATACAACTAATTGCAATGGTGTTATTGGGACAAGTGCCACTCAAGCTGTTCTTGATTCCGTTATAGGAGTTAAGGTTGGGGACCTTGTTGTATTTTATGCTACGGGTGGAACGCCAACTAATGTGACAAAAAAGATTACCGAAGTTGATGAATCGAATAATATTGTAAAATGGAGCGGGTCCTTTGGTGCTGATGCTTTAGATAATGATGTTGTTGAAGTCCCGGGAATAAAAGTAAAAACTTATAGAAAATCTTTAAATGGAATTGAAACGGAAGTTGAAGTTGAATTAGGAAATTCTTGGTGTACCCTTGAACCAGAGGTTTCACAGTATTACATACAAAACATTCATTCAAATAACCGATGGATTAAAATAACAGATTTAAGCTCGGCTTCATTGCTATTGAATAGTTGGCCAAGTGATACATTAATAACTTATTTAACCAGTGGTGCCGATGGAACAGCTCCTACTACCTCAGCCCATTGGAGTGCGGATTTAACAAAGATGGACGGATTGCCAATTAGATTTTTGGCCAATCCAGAAACTTCCGATGTAAGTATTCAAAAAGCAATTGAAACATATTGTAAAAATAGAAACGATTCACCGATAGCAATTGCAACTTTGGCAATGGATAAAGATGCTGATGAATTAAAAGTTATCGGCTCTTCTTACCAAAGAAGTGATGATGTTTTTCAAGTCAACGTGGCCGATTGGTTAAAGATAGATGATGCATTTAATACAGCCCCGAATGCACCAGACCGTCAAATTCCGAATGTGGGTGCGGTGATGGGTGCTTGGATTAGAACTATCGCAACTCTTGGAATCCATTATATTCCATCAGTATCTCAAATTTCATTATTAGGAATTAATGGAATTGTCAATGACGCTCTTGGTGATTTAGAAGATGAAGACAGAACAGGTTTAGCCGAATATGGAATTAACATAATTCAGTTTGTTTCGGGCTTTGGATATAGAATAAGAAATTTCTTTACGCCTTCCATAGACACCTCATACTTATTTGCTAATGGTATTCTGATGAGAAACTATATCAAAATTAGTGCCGAAGATAGTTTGCAAGCATCAGAAAATACACCGAACAGTTTCAATAGAATTAAAGAAGACAGAGAAGCAATTCGAAATTTCTTATATCGATTATGGTATCGAGGTTCAACAGGAAGTGTTCCTGAAGGTGAATCTTTTGGACAGCAACAAAACGAAGACGGAAGTTTGACAACCCCCGAGGACCATTTTCAAGTTCAAGCGGATGCGATTAATAACCCACAGAGTGAAATCAACTTAGGGCAAAGAACATTAACTACTTATTTCACCTATCCAACACCTGCGGGAAGTATAGAAATTCAAGTTGGGATTTTGTTAAGATAGACTGAAAAAAAGTTAAAGTTTTAATGCATAAAAACTTTAACAAATTTTTCTTAAAAACAGGAGGAAATTTATGCAAAAAAATGATATGGGATTAAAACGTAAATTTTTGTATGATGGAATAGAAATCCCAGGGCTGGTTGAAACATCAGAAATCCGAGATGAAGAAGGGACAATAGAGGTCCCGGGATTTAATCGCAAAGTACCGATTAAAGATGGAGTTAAAATAATGGCGCCTCTTGATTGTGTTTATAAAATTCAAAGAGACACAAATACTATAAAATTTTTCTCTGATTGGTTTTATAAAAATGAATATCATGACATTACCGTCATTGAAACGGACTCCACGGGTGCCGAAGTTAATCGATGGTTATTGCGTGATTGCGAATGTAAATCGATTAATAAAAGGGCGTACAATGCAGCTGGTGTTGAATTCTTTGGTCTCGGAGTATCATTAACGTGTTCCTCTGTACCAGTTCTACTATTAGAATAAAAAATTAAAAGGAGTTTAAAATGAATATTAAATTGCCTACACCATTATCATATAATGGCAATTTGTATGATGAAGTTAATATAAAAGAGTATACAGCAGGTGTCCTTGCTGATACAAAGAAGGAAATCGATTCAGGAAATCCATATAAAGCCTTGCAGATTTTCATATCTGGATGTATTAATTCCATTAATGATGTAAATGAAAAAACTTTAATTAAGATTTTAACTGGTTTTCTTGCCTATAAATCGGCTGAATTATTGGCCATAAAAATAATTACGATGAATGAAAAAGAGGATGGCATTGAAGGGATATATACTTGTCCGAGATGTGGGAATAAAATTGCTTGTGAGATAGATGAAGAAAATGGAATCGATACATCAGACCATTTGAATGAATTGAAGGTCGAATATTCAAAAGATAATGAGCTTATAGAGATAAATCTTAAAAATAAAATAATCATAGAAGACATTAATGAAAATATCATAGATGAAATTTCCTCCATATCTTTACAATACCCAACTTTAAACAATTGCATTTCAGCATGTAATTCTTATGGTGATAAAGATAGCGTTCGGCTTGAATTAAGAATATATGTTGAATCATTAAAATTAGTCAATCAATCAGAAATAGACAATAAATGGAAAAATCGTTTTGGAATGTATGTCATGGAAAGACTATGTAGAAATGATTTAATTACGATAAAGGAAAAATTAAATCAGTATGGTTTAAAAAATGAGATAAAAAAGAAATGTCCAAATTGCGGTAAGAAATTTACGGTGGCACTAAACACTGCAAGTTTTTTCGCTTTAGCACTCCAGTAGATAAAAGAGTATTAACTGGGGTGCTGGGTTCATATTTCTGGCTATATGAATCTATTTCCTTATTGGATTTTTCTTTTTATGAGTTTTTAGATAAATGTATTTTAATAGGATTGGCAACAAAGGGAATGTTTGATTTTTACACATTAAAAGAATTTTCCAACAAGGATTTTGAATATATTTATTTAAAAAGTAAAGACATTGTTATGAAGCTATACGGAAAGAGCGAGGGAAGTAATGGGTAAATCAGATGTATCGTTTTCGTTTGATGCGGAAGGTTTTCAAACTGCTATTAATAATATGACTGCTGGAATAAATAATTTAGAGAAAAAATTTACAGAATATTCAAATAATTCAGCGAAAAATATTTCAAAAGGTGTTGTCAGCGGATTAACTAAATTTTCTCTTTTGGCCACAGGGGCAGTAAAAGCATTTCAGTTTATAGCAAAATCATTATTAAATGTAATCCCGGAAATAGGTGAAGTTTTTAATGTGGCCAGTGGAATAATTATGCGTAATTTCCTTTGGCCATTACGAAAAGCATTATTGCCGATTTTACAGGGAATACTTGATTGGGCCAGAAAAAACAGGAAGACTTTTGCGGAATGGGGCACGGTCCTTGTGAGTGTTTTTAGAACAGTAAAAACAGTTTTTCAGGGAATTATAAGTTTATTAAGCCCTCTCATTAATGAAATAAAAAAAATATTAAAATCAATTTTCGGTGATACTTCTAAAAGTATAACCGAAACAATCAATGTGGCGTTATTTAAAATATCATCATTCATAATAGGCCTTCAAGCAATATTGCAACCTGTTTTTGATGCCTTGGCTGGAGTGTTTGGAAAAATATTAATAGGAATAAAAAGCTTTGTTGCTGGATTTGTTGAAGGATTTAAGAAGATGTTTACATCTTCTAATTTTGATTTTAAGCTCATGGAGTCTTTAGTAAACTTATTATCTAAACTGTCTATTTTGCTTGAAAAATTAACGCCAGCATTAAAGATATTTGGCGAGATTTTAGGCGTTGTTGTTGCAGGTTCTTTAAGAATAGTTATTGATTTATTAACAGAGACAATTAATTTAATCAGTGATTTATTTGAAATATTGGCCAATCCCGATAAGTGGAAATCGATATTAACGTCCATGGGAAAAAGAATGCTTGCTCTTGGATTCCAACAAACTAAAACTTTTGCGGATATGGGTAAAGGATTAGCAGGAGCCTTCAAGAGTCCAGAATTAAAAAAAGCTCAAGATGTTATCATAACAAAGAAGGGCGAAATTATACAGACTTCACCCGAAGACAATATTGTTGCTTCAAAGAGTATGGGAAAATCCATTAAGTTAGAGATTAATATGGGACAAATTAATTTAAACGTCACGGAAGGTTCAGCAAAGCAGGCCGGAGTGAATTACATTGATGGAATGAAAAGACAAATAAGAAATATTTTATTAAATGAAATCGTTTTAGAAGGTGGTATATAAATGCCGAATTTTAAACTTCCTTATAGCAATGTCTCATTGCCTTGGTTTATTTTTGATATTATGAATTTTCAACTCATAACAACTCCGACAATACCATTAGGGGATATTACGGATAGTAAGGAAATAGTTTTATCCGAAACACCAATACCTGGGCTTTCGTTTAATCCTATTAATAGTGGAGGCATGGGAAACAGAAAAATAACTTTTACATTACCATTAATAAAAAGGAATAATGTTGTTGGCAATGTATTGCTCTTGAAACAATTTGACAATCTACGAAATCAAGCTTTTGGTTTAAAAATATCTAATATATATTCTAAACAAAGTCAATTCACGCCAAATCCTAAAGTTTTATATTATTGGGGTGCCGGTAATGGTGTGCCACTGGAATATTATGTGAAGAGATGCGATTTCAATCATCGTTCGGCTTTTGTAAATAGATACGGGGCAACGCAATATACGGAAATAAATATTGAGCTGTGGCTTGATGAAACAAGTCCTTTATACTACGCCGAAGAATTATTCAGAAAAACCTCATCATATATTGCGATGGTGGAAAGTGCCTATAATTTAAAAAGAGACAATCAACTTGGGAGCAATTTATAATGAGATTCACACAGGCTGATATTATTATTTTTACAGACCAAAATGGGAAATCGTATTCAATAAGAGATAATTTACCATTGGGAATTTATGATACTGGGGATTCCCTTAAGGTTTTGAAAGATGACAAGCTTGATGAAATTATAAGCAGACCAGAATATTATGGGGATGGGAATGAAGATTTATTATATGCCTTAGTAGATAATAATGCAGAAATTTTAGTTGAAAATAATTTTGAGTTAACTAATATAAAAGAATTAAAGATACCAATAATAACAACAACGTAGGCACAATAAATGGAAATTTCATTTAATAACGATACTTATTTTTTTAATATGGAAAGTCAACAATTAAAATTAGATAAATCCATAAACAAATTAATATCTAATGATATAATATCTTTTTCAATTACAGAGGAGCTTGGGAAAATAGTGACGGGAAATTTAAAAGGATATTATATCATTAGATATTAAT